AGGCGGTTCTCTGTACTGGTAACCCATTTACAAAAGCTGTCCCAATTATTTCGTTCTTGTTTTTGAAGAGTAATTGTTGCCATTAAAATATTCCGGGGATGATTTGACCAGTTGTGATGTAGGCACCGACTGCTGCTACAAATCCGAGCATAGCTGCCCAGCCGTTAAATCTTTCTGCTTCGTTTGTCATAATAGGGTTTTTGTTTATGGGATAATTAGGGATAACTCTCGGAGGAGTTTCGTTTGCATGTATGTTTTGCTTGCCGTATTCGGAAGTAATCATAGTTGTAATAAGAGTGGTGAAATACCTGTGGCGAGGACGATCGGTTCGGGTCGCCACGAAGTAGTTAAGCCATTAGGCTTTTTTTGTTTGGCTTCTTTGCAGTTTTAGCTGCTCGCTTGAAGTTAGCGTTTGTGGGAGCACCAGCGGCTCCTTTCTTTCTCATCTTTTCGCCTGATCCATCAGCTATACGTTTACGTTTAGCGTGGATGTTTGCATAAAGTCCGGGTTTCATTTTAACATTTCCATCTTGATCTAGCTGCCTTACCTCTAGGTCCTGACCATCCTTTAGATCTAGCACAGAAAGATTTTCTGCGACCAGCATCTTTAGATCCTCGTTTAACCTTTCCAGTAACAGCTGTTTTTAAGTTACCACCAGTACGTCTGTTATACTTAGCAACTCCTTTTGCAGTCATTCCTGCACCTTTGTCTGTAGGTCTTTTGTCACCAGACTTTTGTGACATACCTTTCATTTCAGACATTACTTCTTACCTTTCTTAGGTCCCATAATTTTTTTCTGAACAGCCTTAGGTAGTTTAGACATACCTGTAGATTTTTTAGCTGTACCTGTCATTTTTTTGGCAGGTTTTTTACTTCCATAATGTCCCGGCATTACTGTTCTGCTCCTGCGTCTGTGCCGTCGGCTGTGTTGCCAACTTGTTTTTTACATTGTTCTACTTGTGCAGCTGTGGTGCCGTTATCATTGTAAGGAATGAACCAACGATCACCTGTAGCATTTACTTTATATTTCACCTGCATTGTATCAATACGTGCAGATGGGTCATACGCTTTAGACATAATTAAAATTGTATGTTAGATCTTTCAAGTTTATCGTATAAGTCCTGACGATAGGCAGGGTCCCTGTCGTACCGTTGGTCAGACATGGCTTGTACTACTTCTGCTTGGCTACGGAATACATCACTAGATGATTTTGCTGGTTTGCCTGTTAGCATTTTACCTTCGTAACCTTCTGCATTTTCATACTGTGCTTTTAATCCATCAACTGCAATCTGAACAGCGTCAGCATTTCCATTGCTTATCATAGAATTAAATGCATCTAAAGTTTTTTGTTCTAAATTTTCACTTGCCCAGTCTAGCATTCTACCATACTGTGCTTCACCTCCAACAGAAGTATGTATTTTTGTAACTTCTGCATCGGTTAAGTCAGGCTGTTCAGGTGCATTATACCCTGACTCAGCTGCTCTACCAGCTAGGTATGAATCAATAGAAGCTCTAGATAATCCAGTCTTTTCTAATGTAGAATACATGTCATCAGTTATTTCTCCTTGAGTTTCATGGAAATGTTTACTGATCTCCCATGGATCTACACCGTTCTCTTGGAATAGTGCTCCTAGTTTATCACCATACTGAGTGTTAACTGATTCGTAGTTAACTGTACCGTCGTCATTGTATGCATCACTATCTACAGTCGTAGTTTCTGTCTCTGCTTCTTCTTCAGTAGCTTCATCAGATCCTAGTTTCTTTTGCAGTTCTAAGTATGCATTCTCAAGATCTTCAGCATTCTTAAACTTACCTGCTAATAATTCAGCCTCTTCTTGTTGTAGTTTTTCTGCAACCTCTAACGAGTTCTGTTCGTCTTCTGAAAATTCAGGAGCATCAGCTGGGGTAGGATCATACGTTAGTTTTTCTGTCATTCTTTGTATCCTTTAGCGGTGGTTACTTTTAAATTACCAAGACCAACAGTAGTAACTAAGTCAGGATCAGGTCCTATGTTTGCCTTAGCTGTAAACTTAGTTGGCTTGGCTATTTCATTTTTATCAACCAGAGTTTCTGGTCTACTTACCTCAGGTAGTGGTTTCTTAGCCACCTTCTGGGGACGGGATGGTTTGTTCTTCTGCATTGTTTTGTAGTTGATCTGTTGCTTGACTCATTACTTCACCAACTGCTGGGTTCTTACTTGGGTCAGCCATTGGTGAGTTAGCTAACTGTCCTGCTTGCTCCATTAGAGATTGCTGTTGCATCATTTGTTGCTGTTGCATTCTCTCTTGCTCCATAGTTTCTTGAGTCTTAACTAAATTAAGAACATCAATACCTTGAGCGGCAGCTAGACGTTTAATAAATTCACCGGGATCTAGGAACTGTCCTATTGTCTCAGGTCCTAACGTTTGTGTCAAGGTTTGGATAAACATAATTAAACTTTGTTGATCCTGTCCTCGACCTAACGCATTAACACCTGCCACAATCTGTGGACGTACTAAATCTTTAGGTATTTTTGGTAACTCTCTGTTACGTTGTAAGATATGTAGGGTTCTATTCAAATAAGGTATTAGGAACTCAATCGTGAGCAAACTGAAGAGGCCGCCAAGTTGTTGTTCTAATTCCATTTGCGTGAGGCGTACCTCCTCAGCTGTGGTTCTTTCACTCTGTCTTACATTCAACAGAAGGAAAGCATCACTAATTCTACGTTCAAGATTGTTTATTTGTTCAGCTGCTGTTCTAAAGTCAGCTGTCTTACCTACTTGAACTACACCTACATCTTCAGGTCTACCCTGAACGATTGCACCATTGCCAGCATCGGCTATAGTCTTTGGTTTGGTAGTACTGGATGGCGATACAAGGAAAACTACTTTACTTGCTGCTGCAGAGCCTTCTACGAGTGCCTGAGACAATCCTTCGAGAGATCTAATATCTCCTAAGAACTCCTCAACTCTACCTCGTCCATAATCTTCTCCGTCTACTGTATTAAACCTAAGGGTTAACCAAGGGTTAGCAGTTTTAGGAGCGGTACTACGGCTGCCGGGAATAATTCTATCCAAAGCTTCTTGATGCCATACCCATCTACCATTGTCGTCGAGTCTGACGTATGTATACACTTCTACGTCTTGATCGTCGGATCCTGTCTTGTAACCATCGTCTCCGGGAGAGTTAGGTAAAGGTTCTGGCAGATCCATAGCCAAAATCTTACGACTTATTAGTTCCTTTGTTACGATCTCACAAACATTTCCGTTTCCGTCACGATTAATTACGTAACGATTTAAGGGATAGTTTTTGAGACCTTCTTTGCCCATAAATATTAATGCATTACCACTAACAATTAAATGTTTAAGTGCTTGATGGACAACAACTCTATCACTAGAGGCATTAATATAATCCATAACCATTCTTTCCATCTTGGAGAATGATAAATCTAATTCACTTCTTATCTCTCTTGGTATTTCTTCACCTAACTTGTCATCTCTAATTTGTAATTTGAAAAAACTTGTTTGTGGTGGTAGCAATGCAAGCATAAGTTTGGCTGCCAAATTGACAACACATTTGCTGCCCACTGATTGCCATGGTGTGTGTAACTTCTGATGAGTTGGTTGTGAACTAAGATCTTCTTGTATAAGATAAGGCAACGTTAATCTTGAACACTCAACTGCGGTATCAAGGAACTGTGATCTACCTCTAGAGAGTTGCGTGTATCTGTCACGTGCTTTCATTTATTTTTTCCTAGCTTAAGCGTTTTTTGTCTTTCGACCTTGAATACCTTTAGAGTATTTCTTTCTATTAAAATTAGTTTTAGCTTTGTTTTGGTTAGCTTTCTTCTTTGCTCTATCAGCATTAGACATACCACCACTTGAACGAGGTGTAACTTCTGCTGTATCAGTTCTAGTTTCTGCTATCTTTAAAGCTTCTCTAGCTTTCTTTTCATCTGCAACTGCATCTGGTTTCCATGATGGTGCTGTAACACCTGACTCAGGGTTTTCAAATGGGTTGTCTGTAGCCTCTATCATTTCCTCTTTTGTAAGAGGTTTAGGCATTGGTCCTCCTCCTCCTCCACACATAATTCTATCCTTGGTAATTGTCTGAAGCTGTTAAACTGGTTCTGTTTTGTCTAGCAGCAGCTTTGTCTTGTTGATATTTTACTGGATTAGCTGGTTCCGCCTTTGGTAAAGATGGATCAGGAGTACTGCCATCTGTTATTGAATTAGGCAAAAGAGCAGCAGTTGATGTTTTTCGTCTTCCTATTGCACACATGATTTTATTTAATCTTAGGTATACCTTGATCAGGTGTACCAGTATTCATACTTGGATCAATAGCGTCAAAGACTTTAACACCTTTACGTATTGTATCAACTTTTAATTTTTTACGTTTCTTACCTGTAATGATATTAGGATCTTCTTCTTCTTCGATCCTTTCAGGTGTTGGTATATCTCTCACTGGAGCTGGCGTTTTTAACGCTGGCGATGGTGCCATTGGCTCTGGTGGTGGTGGTGATCCTCCGCCTCCGCACATAATTTAGTCCTCTTCGTTAAGTTGTTTAATGTATTCGACCACGCTGGCTTGACCAGCACGGTACATGATTGATTCAATTGGTTCTTTGGGGTGGACGGGTTGCCATTTAAAATTGTCTTCTACTTTTTTAAGTAGGTCATCTACACGTTCGTTGTGTAGCTTAAGAGTATTGAGGGAGATTGACATTCGAGTGCTCAAAGAAAGCTGGCATCCTGCCGGCTTGTGTCTCAGAAAGCTGTGGAGCTTTACCTTCATACATAAGTCGGTCACTGGAATC